GGTCGCTTCGGTTATCGCGGCACCGAACATAACCACGCTTCAGTTCGCAGTGACAGTGAATGGAGTGACAGTCTCGCCGGGTGCCGGCACAAGCATTATCGGCGGAGATTCCGAGTCCTACTTCAATGTGAGTGCCACCGCCATCACAGTGACGCAGGGCTAAAGCATGGCGCAGATCGAATCATTCGCAACGCTGCCGCTGCAGCAGATAGTCCCCGCCTACGTCTATGGTGAATTTGCCGACGATCAAGACATCCAGGCATTTTTCGCTGGACTGAACACAACAGCACAAGGTTATCTCGACTGGTTCAACAGTACCCCGCTCGGCCTATACACGTCGCCCAACATCAACGGTCCATTGCTTGACTGGATCGGCAATGGAGTCTACGGAATTTCGCGGCCGGTCCTGTCGAACCAGACCAGCGCATTAACTGCAGGTTACAACTCGACGCCATACAACACGATGGTTCCCTACGACGGAGCAAGTTTCTCGTCGTCAGGGTCGTCCGCACTCGCATCCGACGACATCTACAAACGTGCGATGACGTGGGATCTGTACCGCGGCGACGGACAGATGTTCACGATGGGTTGGCTCAAGAACCGGGTCAACCGGTTTCTGAATGGCGCCAACGGATCGGATTACACGGTACTCGACAATCCGCCGTCGATAACGGTATCGGGTAATGTTTTTACGATCTCTTCGTTCGAGGATTCTGTTTTCACGAGCCTGCAGGAACTGCTGGCGAACAACGCTCTATCAGTTCCTTTCCAGTACACGTTTTCCTTCGTCAACATCAGTTTCTTAAACGATGGTGGCGTGCTGTGGATGACGGCCCCCCTGAACTATCCGACTAGTCCTGTCGGTCTTGCTGCCGGCGCTGTTTGGTACAACGGCGGCACGGTATCGGTTATTCCCGGAGGATCTGGAACTGGAGCACCAGTTTTCTTCGGCACTATCACCGCGGCGGGACTCCTTGCTCTGGGCGGTGGCGGCTTGCCTACGACCAATCCGAACAACGCCAACCAGCTCTGGAATAACGGCGGCGTGGTGTGCATCAGTTCATAGGCCTAAAACATGACGATTTTCACTTTCGCCAACAACATAAACACGACGTTGGCGGGCGCGGTTTCGCCTAGCGCAACCACTATCACGCTCGCCAGCACCGCCAATCTACCGGCGACAATTCCAAGTGGTACCGTCCTCGTCATTACGCTAAATGATGTTGCGACCCGCCAGAACTTCGAGGTTGTTTATGCGACGGCAAGAACTGGGGCGACTCTGACCGTCCTGCGCGCCCAGGAGGGTACGGCGGCGCTGGCGTGGCTCACGGGCGATTTCGCATTTAGCCCGCCTACCGCGGGGCAGCAGTCATCATTTGGGCAGTTGGCAGAATCGAATATCTGGACTGGCGCAAATACCTTTAATGCCCCAGTAGTGGTTGGCACGGCGGCGACAAGCGGGGAGGCCGTCAACGCCAACAACTTTCCCAGCCTTCTCGCAGGAAACGGTTTCAAGAAATATCCAGATCCGAATAGTCCCAGCGGATTCTTTATCGATCAGTGGGGCGCTCAGAGCGTCCCGGTAAATACCACCGCGACATTTAGCCTGGCTATTCCTTTCCCGAACGGGGTATTCCCGCCTGTTGTTTCTCTGGGCTCCGCAATAACCGCCGGCCAGACGTATGCGGTTGGTGCCGACAGCTCTGGTCTTTCGCAAATAGTAATCACGGTTGTTTCCAGCCAGACAGGCTCGTTAGGCGTTCGTTGGCGAATCAGTGGATTTTGAACTTATATGACAGAAATATTTGGCCTTCCCCAGCCCTTGACCGGCGCAGAGCTGGTCACGATTCACCAGATGCAGAACGGCCAGTTGGTTCTCTGCACGATGCCGCTCTCCGAACTCGCCACGATTTTGACCTCGTCGTCGACGGCATGGGCGACTGGCTTGCCCGCTACCGCGCCTTCCACCGCTGGCGTTGTCTGGAATAACAACGGCGTTATCTCGGTCAGCCAATAAATCCCATGCAGAGACTTCTTCTCGCGGCACTCATGTTGCCGCTGCCGGCGCTCGCCCAGACATATCCCAGCCCTACTTTCAGCAGCATCACGTTGCAAACTCCACTGGCACCGTCGAGTGGTGGGACGGGTAGTTCAAGCACAACCGGGACGGGGTCAGTTGTTCTATCGAATTCTCCGACACTCGTTAGCCCTGCTCTTGGCACGCCATCTGCCGTTGTACTGACGAACGGGACCGGCCTTCCCGTGGCTGGCCTGACTGGCTTAGGTACTGGCGTCGCCACGTCTCTTGGCGTGGCCGTCACCGGATCGGGTGGCAGCGTCCTCGCGACGTCTCCCACCATCGCAAGCCCGACGATTACGGGCGCGTTCACGGCGACGGGTCTTGTGACGACTGCCGACATGGCAACACAGGCTGCTAACACCGTGCTGGCTAACGGCACCGCGTCTACTGCCTCTCCTACGGCCTTCGTGATGCCGTCCTGCTCGACCGCAACCAGCGCACTGAACTGGACCTCGGGCACGGGATTTACCTGCAACTCCAGCATCACCGTCTCGACGTCGTCGTTCTCGTCCTCGATGACAACGTTTTTCAACGCATTGCCAACAATTCTTCCGGTGACAAGCGGCGTCCTTTGGAATAACGGCGGAATCCTTAGTAAATCATGACTATGACAAAGCTCTTGCTCAAGCTGGCCGCCTTCGAGGCGGCTTTTTTATTGGTGCTCGCGCCGCTGGTTGCTTCGGCCCAGTCGTACCCGGCACCGACGTTCAATAGCCTGCTACTGCAGAATCCTCTGACGCCGGCTAATGGCGGCACGGGCGCCACGACTTCCACTGGAACGGGATCCGCAGTCCTTTCGAATTCGCCCGCACTCACCACGCCGAATCTCGGAACGCCTTCGGCGGTAACGCTGACGCATGGCACCGGGCTTCCGGTGTCGACGGGTATCAGTGGCCTTGGCACGGGTGTGGCGACGGGTCTGTCCAATGCGGCTACCGGATCAGGTGGCCCGGTTCTCGCAACGTCCCCATCAATTGCCAGCCCGACCGTCACCGGGTCATTCACTGCAACGGGACTCGTTACTGCGGCTGACCTCGCCACCCAGTCTGCAAATACGATTATCGGCAACGGCACTGGATCGACAGCATCGCCGACCGCGCTTTCTGTGCCGAGTTGCAGCACCTCGGCGAGTGCCCTGAAGTGGACCAGCGGGTCGGGGTTCGCCTGTAACTCAAGCATCAATGCGGCGACGCTCGGCGGCACTACGTTCGCGGCGCCCGGCCCGGTCGGCTCCACAACTGCATCGACCGGCGCATTCACGACGCTGACCGGAACAATCTCCCCGGAAACAGCAGCACTCTCGGCCAATCAGAACATCGTCATGTTTCCGGGGCAGGCGACTGACTATTCCGATAACACGATCACCCACACGAATAGCGGCAGCCACAGTGGCACGTCAAATTCGGCTTTCTCAGTCGCATCGACAGTGGTCGGGAGCCAGGCGAATGGCCCGATCAATGCCGATTATGGAATGTATCTCTCGGCTATCAAGAGTAATTTTCTGAATAGCGCGGCACTTGGCGAGATGGATGGCCTTTCCATCGTAACCCGCCAGGGGCAGGATGACACTGATGCCATTCTGGCCAATGTCGGTGGCGTGGCCGGTTTTATGGGCATCCTGGAAGGCAACACAAATCAGTTTCAGGCTGGCACTGGCACCATCCTCAATGGGATGGATATCCAGATTGGATCGATTGAAACCGGCCTCACCGGAGCAGCAGGATCGCAGGGCTTCACCGCATCAGCCCAGGTCGGTACGTTGGGAACGGGTTTGCTTATCCAGTCCGCCGCAGGATCGGCATGGACAACCCCTATCCAGGTGAATGCGAGTGGCGTGATTGGCGATGCCGTTTTTCAGGTTGCCGCAAACGGCGAGATTTATTCCGCTGTTGGTATTCAGGGTGAGGTGGGCGGAACAAATTCTCCCGCTGGAATAGTCGGGGAACTCCAGACAAACACTACTTCGTCAGTTCCGCTCACGACTGTCGTTCCGGCCAATGCCACGAGCAAGTCATTGACCGCTGGAGATTGGGACGTCGTATGCACTGGCTATTTCGTACCGGCGGGAGGAACGACGCCGTCTTCCGAGGAAATCGGAGTGAGCACGACGTCGGCAACGCAGCCGGGCAATGTCAACCAGATTGCATTGCTTACTGCAACCCAGCCCGATGGGGGACAGCAGATAATTAGCACCGCTCCTGTGGACATGAATCTGACAACCGATACTACAGTTTACTGCGTGGCGACTGCCGGGTTTTCTGGCGGCACAGAAGCAGTCACTGGAATATTACGCGCCAGGCGCATGCATTAAACCACCACAATGCCTTTCTGAAATGTGCGAAAATTCGGCAGCCAATCGGAGGTCGAATTGAAAAAACTGGATGCCCTGACGTCACTGCGGTTCTTTGCAGCAGTCACTATCGTTGCCGAGCACTCACACGCCGCATTCAAGTCCTTGTCGTGGTTCGGTAATCTACCTTTCGATTACGGAGTGAGTTTTTTCTTTGTTCTCTCCGGCTTTATCCTTGCATTCGTATATCGAGAGTTTGACTCTCTGGGCTCTCTGCGTGATTTCTATGCGGCGCGCATAGCCCGAATCTGGCCATTGCACCTCGTTACGCTCTTGCTTTTCCTGGCAATCATTCCATCTGGATCATGGTTCGTTGGTGGTCACGGTGCTGATGCGGTAAAAGTGACGCTGGCGAACGTGTTTCTGCTCCAGTCATGGATTCCGTGGTCCCGTTACTTCTTTTCGTTCAATGCAGTGTCGTGGAGCATTTCGACCGAGATGCTCTTCTACCTGATGTTCCCCCTTCTGCGCCATCGCTGGTCCGAAACATGGCACTGGAAAAGTATGACAGTGGCGATCATGATAGGCGGAATCCTTACGATTGCGACGTCGCGCGGCGTTCCGGGCATAGATTCCACCGGCCCGTATGCGGCATCGAGCGATGGAATCGCGTACATCTGGCCCTTCGTTCGTATCGGCGAATTCGTACTCGGGATGCTTGCGGGCTCAATCTTTGTCGCAACCCAGAGGCGCGGAGGGCAAAGTGTCATTCTCTGGACGACCATGGAAATCGCTGCGCTCGCATCGATCTGGCTACTGAGAAACATTACCTTTGGCTTGGAGGGTAGGATTGCCGGACACCCACTTGGGCTCACTGCATGGACGGTGTATTTCGCGCATTCAGGCGCGGCGGCTGGTTTTGCGCTGGTCGCTCTGGTAATGGCTTTTGGCCGTGGTGCGATTTCGCGTGCACTGTCGATCAAGCCGCTGGTCCTTCTCGGCGAAGCAAGTTTCGCGCTGTACCTGGTGCATCAGATACTGATCACTTTTTACTACCTGAACCTGCCGCACTTTGCCGGCATACCTGATCTGGCTCTCTGCGTCTCGTATTGGGCGCTAAGTATTGGTGCAGCTTTTGCGCTGTGGGCATTCATCGAGAAGCCCGCGCGCGACTGGATCCGGCATTTGCTCAGCAGGGAGCGGAAAACAGAGGCAGCAACTGCCATGCAATAAACAAAAAGCCGCCTCCGGGCGGTTTTTTAATCTATCCGTCAATTTGATTCTTGACAAGCAGCGCGATAACTGCCTCTTCGCGCTGCGCCTTGATGCCATCCAGATATGCATCAGGCACAAGACAGCTTGTCATGTGGCTCTGCCAATTCGACAGTCCGATAATATATGCGTACTGCGTCACGATTGGGACATTGAATTGCGCCGCAGCATCGTCCATGGCTTGGACATAGGCGGCAAGTTGAGGATGATCGCTGTCACAGGTCGGGCCCGACTCTTCCAAGACCGGGATCTTGCCCGCAGCCCTCACGGCAACAACCCAAGCCGCAAGATACTGTCGATAATCGTTGATCGTCTCGCCGCCGAGCGCATCGTTCAGCGCATGGCTTTCTAGGACGATTGATGCGCTAGAAAGCTTGATCCGATCGGCGAACGGCGCACCATTACCGTCCATGCCAAGCATTTCGTTTTGCAGACTGCTCGAAGTTCCACCCGTCGCGTGATTGGCGACCGTGATGCCCGTATCGTTAAATTGAGCCTGTAGGAGCGCCTGGAGCGATTGCGGCTCGTTCGGCGCGATGATTGATGGCATGCCATTGGCACTCTCCGATACGCCTTCCATCGCATCATCGCCATAGACGTCGATCAGAACGACTGGCGTAGATGCTGGCGCCGCAGCGGGCGTAGACGAAGGCTCGGGGCTGGATGCCGCTACCGGTGCGCTGGCCGGTATAGCCGCAGGAATGATGGGCTTGGCTACGGCGGTTGGGTCTGCGCTTGATCCGCCACCACAAGCACAAAGAACAGACGCGACAAGTCCTGCGATCAAATAGTTTCGCATTTTGATTTCCTCAAGTTAATAACAGACCAACAGCCTCCCTTGCGGAGGCTTTTTTCATTTCCACCGGGGGCTTTACACATGGACAACACCGTCCTTTACGTCGGCGGCGTAGTGGCTACTGCGGTCGGCACGGTTTCTTTCTGGCTCTTTCGCAGCCTCGTCGCGCGGGTTGATGCGAATGAAAAGGAATTGGCGGAATTCAAGCTTGAAGCAGCCAAGACCTTTGTCACTTCGGGCGCTTTGGAGAAGGCGATTGACCGGCTAAGCGATTCGATCAATGCGGTCTTCAAAAAGCTTGAACGTATCGACGAAAAACTCGACGGCAAGGCCGACAAGTAACAGCCCGCTTCGCGCGGGTTTTTTTATGGGTGGACGCCATGAACCTCGCACTTCTTGAAGCTGAACTTCGCCGCGATGAAGGCGTGCGTTATTGGCCGTACAAAGACACCGCCAACCCGCCTCGCGACACGGTGGGCGTCGGTCGGAACCTGCAAGCGAAGCCCCTGCCTGCTAACTGGGCCTATCCGCTCACGCCGGCACAGGTCACGCAACTGCTCGAGCAGGACATCGCCGATACGCTCGCTAATCTCGATCGCAACCTTCCTTGGTGGCGCTCGCTTGATGAGGTTCGTCAGCGCTGCGTTGCGAACATGGCTTACAACCTGGGAATCGGCAAGCTGCTTGGCTTCAAGAATGCGTTGGGCGCGATGCAGCGAGGCTCTTATGCGATTGCTGCTGCTGCGATGCTGAACTCCGCATGGGCCGCGCAAGTTGGCGCGCGCGCTCAAAGGCTGGCAAAGGCGATGGAGACTGGGACGATGCCGGCCATCCCGAGCGTAGCACCAATATCCGCCTGACAGATATTTGCCATTTATCCGCCCCACGCATACCCCCATCTCACTGCCCGCCCTGCGCGGGCTTTTTTACGCCCATGCCAATCATCAAACATCTCGTCGATGCGGCCCAAGGCAAGCATCCGGTAACGCACGCCCGCTCGGGCCACTGGTCGACAGTGCGCAAGCAACACCTCGCTCTCCATCCGGTTTGCGAGTTGTGCGGCGGGTCTGAAGACCTCGAAGTGCATCACGTGCGCCCCTTCCATCTGCATCCCGATCTTGAGCTCGATCCGGACAACTTGATCACGCTCTGCGAGGCAAAGAAAGACGGCGTCAACTGCCATCTTTTTGCGGGGCATCTGGGAAATTTCCGCAGTTTCAACGTCGACGTGCGCACGGATGCGTCCGCATGGCACGACAAGATCAAGAACCGTCCGCTATCGGACAAGGAGCAAGCATGAACAAGGCAATTATTAGCGGCGGCCTCACGGTAAGCGCCGCAGAACTCGTTCCAACGGTCGAATGGGCCTTGGCTGGTTTCCATGGATCCGCGCCTACCAATCTGTCGGCACTCATCGCTGGCGCGATCGTGATGGCTGTGCATGCTGGCTATAACTACGTCGCCGCTCGCGCCGCAGCCAAGGCCGCCACGCCGGCGCAATGATCCGCCTCGCGCTGTGTCTGCTGCTCGGCGGCTGCGCAGCTCGCGTTGAAGTCCTGCCGACCTTCGATTCAAAGACTTACGCCGTTGGCTGCTGCGTCGTGATGGCGCAAATTCCGCCCTCAACCGATCTCTCGGTCACGGTCCAGAAGACCGAATCACTGCAAGTCAAGCTCGGCGCCGCCTGGCGCTTCTGAATCTCCCCTGAAGGAAATCCAAATGAAATCCCTGAATGCCCTCGCGGCAGGCTTCGTCGTGCTCGCTCTCGGCGCTTGCTCGTCCACCCAGCAAGCCAATCTCAACACTACGCTGGCAAACCTGAATCAAACCAACCTGATCGCGCTGCAGACGATCAGCAACGGTTGCAAGGTCGTGCAGCCCACGCTCGTCGCAGCAGGCGTAGCCAGTCCGCAAGTCGCCACCGCTGCCGCCGTGAATGGCGTCGTATGCGCAACTGCCGATGTGGCGACGAGTGCAGCAAGTGCCGTCGTGGCAGCTCAAGCGGCTAGCGCTGTGCCCGCTGCATCGGCTCCTGTCGCTGCATCCGCTGCTGTGAGCAAGTAATGACGCCCCGCGACTTTGCGCTCCTTGCTCAGGAGGCATACAGCGCGGTTCCCGACATCGGAAAGGCAGATAGCGCCTCTCGCGCCATCGTTCGGCAGACTGCAGCCGGGTTGTGCATCGCCTTTCCGGGCACGGATAACGCGGATTGCTTTGAGGCAGACTTCGATATCGAGCCAATCGATGTGCCTGGCGTTGGCAAGTTTCATCGGGGCTTCTGGGAAGCGTGGCAGGCTATTTCCGTCCCGGTACTTGCCGCTATCAAAGGACAGCCGGTGACGCTGGTCGGTCATTCGCTGGGAGCCTGTATCGCGATTGCGGCCGCGGCGGACATGATGGCATCGGGTAATCCGCCCGCTGCCGTCTATGGCTTTGAGCCGGCGCGCGTTAGCCCCGATCTCAACGTCAGGACGCTACTTGCGAAAGTGCCGGTCCATCTGTACAAGCAAGGTCTCGACATCGTGCCCGACCTTCCGCCCGGCTGGCATCACGCCGCGCTGCTGACGCATATCGGGAAGCCGGCGCTGCCGCTACCTAACGTTGTCGATCACCAAATAGCCAGGGTAATAAATGCGCTCGGCTCAGGGGTACCTTCCTGATCCACTCGTAATTCTTCCCGTAGCGCGATAGGGTTTAACAGGTCTGACGTTGTAAACCGCCATAACAGGCGTTAGACTGTCTGTGGGGTGAATGTCTGGACGACGGTCTAGGCAGGCTTGGTATGCGACGTCATAGGACTAGCGTCGCTCGCCGGTTCGAATCCGGCCACTCCTTCCAACGCTGT